TTAGCAAAAGCATGGAAACTTTTAGGCTGATAGGGCATTACATCTTGTATAATAGGTGGATTTGAATATCCAAATAATTTAGCTATTGAGGCTACGCCTCTGGCTCCTATTTCTGTTGCTTTAGCAAAAGATCCAATAACTGGAGCTTTACCAAGCATAGACGCAATATTTGCGACTGTGGTTGCTGGAGCAGATATAACACCTTGGTTTTGCTGATATTCATCAGCTTGAATAGCCAAAGCTGTTGTTGGACCAGATAATTGAATATCTTCGGCCCAAGCAAAAGTTGTAATAGTTACACCAGTACCTGCGACACCATTAGCGGACCGCAAGCCTGTGTATTCTAAAAATTGTAGAGTACCCATTTGATCGAAATGAGCTTGTTGGTTGACATCTATAAAAGTTAGAGGCCAAAGGAAGGGCAGTTTCATATCTGCTGCTGACATTTTAGATGGTTCTAAATAAACTCCTGGAGTTTGTGAAAATAGAACTTGATCATCTGTTGTTGAATATACAATATTCGTAGCATACGGGAAGTAACATGCTCTCACAATTCCAAAGTAGAAAGGTGAAGCATTTATTACAAATTTTAATTTGAGAGTACAACGCAATCGCGAGTAATTCTCTAATTTCCGTTTAATAACAGCATTATTGAAAAATAAGGTCCAAGGTTTAAAACTTGCGTTTAAAAATGCACCTTCTGTCCATGTGGTTGTGTTGATTTTAACTGGTCTGGATAAGAATGAACTTAATCCAGCCGTATCTTCAACATCTTGATCTAATGATTTGTAGAAAGGAGTGGAGTAATCCATATCCTCATTCAATTCAGCATCATCAAATCGAATATTTTGTTGTACATGAGTTTCAGTATGACCTGGTTCTTTACCAGTCATATGTTCCTCTGATTGTACTTGTAAAAAGCTTTGATTCGCGTTAAGCCAGGAATCGTTGGCGTTAGTATAATAATTTGTTTGTTGAGCAGGTTTTATTATTGCTTTAATAGTGATTTTAAACCCATCCATCACTAGCAAGTTGTCATATTTCTCTCCAGCCAAAAGATTTCCTAAATAGGAATTTTGGGGAACGCCCTGGCAAGATTCACATAATATCCACACTCTATAAGATTTTACAATGACATAAATCTTTAGCAGTAACTATATTATGAGTCTACATTTTGGTTTAAAGGACTTTATAGATTAAGCCCAATTTTAGAAATTTATTCTTGAGGAAATATTTCTAAAAATAAATCATTATCTTTAGAATTCTCCTTATAAGAATTTATGAGTTCATCCCACGTTGGTAAATCTCTTTGCAAAAAATCTATAATATTAGATTCTTGCAAGACTTTATAAAAAACATTACGTTTTTCATTAAAAGTTGTTTTACCATAATAAAAATACTCTCTCAAGGCACAATCTATAACTTCTATAGAATGAGCCTCAGGGCATAATATTTTAGATGGGACATACTTTAATAACATTTTAGAAATAGAATCATGTTCTATTCTAGCTACATGACTATTAAGTTCAGGTTCAAAAACCCAAGTTCTTTTAAGAAATGTAGTTTGAGAAATATCTAAAAAGGGGACTGATTCAGCCTCCTTATCAGCCATAGTATATTTAATACCAAGTTTGGCAAATTCCTCAACTAATATAGTATGATTATAATTAGTAATACTTTCATGTACTCCTAATATATTATCATCACCATATGTCATTAAAGCTACATATTTTTGGAAATCCTTAATATCGTTCCCTACTTTAACCCACACATATCGTAAGATAAGGGAGTTAACAATGCAGTTAACAATAACAGTAAGTGGATGTCCTGAAGGATTAGATCCCCAAAACTCTACTAGATCTCCATTATAATCAGTAAAAGGAAAAGCTGTATCATATGCTATTCCAGTAATGATTTTTAACTGATCTTCTGACCAACCAGCTTTACGCAAAACATTTTTAATAACATCATATGCTGCTAAAATTAAATGAGCAGACATATTTTTATCATAAGCTGAATAATCTCCAGCTATCATACGATGTGATCCAAATTTAGTTAAAAATCTATAAATTTGCTCCCA